AGCGTGCGATGTTGCACTAGCGCCACTCGTGACATAACAACTGTCACGAGTCGAGTTGAACACGAGGGGTTATCGTTTCTAGCGATTACCCTGGCGAACTTTGGAAAAGCTACCCAAAAGTGGCTAGACCAAGGTTTCGTCGTCCCTTCTGACGTTCCCGCCTTCAAACGAGGGCGTGGGCGTCATACTGGTATCCCTGCATTCCTGCAGGGTTTCCTTGGACGTGTGTTCGACTCTAGTAGTGGCACACTGTTGGATGATCCAGACATTGAGGCAATCTACGCTATTCGTCAGCTTACGCTGATGTTCAGCAAGATAGCTCTCCCGGAGGAGTCCAGTAATGGATATTCTCGTCAGGTTGTAACACCTGAGCGCGAGAGACTAGCAATGTCTGAGTTCATTCAATGTGAGCAGGAAGTCAAGTTCAATGACTCTATTCTTGATCCCCTTTATAAGGAGGATTTCAGAAGAATGTCATTGGTGCTTTTCGGTGATGCGTTTGATAAGATTGAAGAAATTCTCTCTCGTCAGATCATCTTTCCGAAGCACGGTCCAGGCGCTGTTGCTGATCGACTTAGCAGCAATGCCAAGTGGAATCAGCAAACCTGGACCACCAGACTTCAGTCCGTATTCCGGGCTGAAGACTATCTATCTCCTAGTCCCAACTTTGTTGGGTCTTGGCATCCTCGCTGTTATGGCGAGAGTGCTTCCTCACACTGCTATAGTGTGAAGGGAGATGGAGTTGACTTCCTCGAACCTGGTTCTGAGATACCCGTACGGGTCATCACAGTTCCTAAGACGCTCAAGACACCCCGGATCATTGCCATTGAGCCTACCTGCATGCAGTATATGCAGCAGGCGCTCTTTGGTGTGATCCGTGATCAGATTGAGAGGAGTGACACCCTCTCGCTGATGATTGGGATAGATGACCAAAGTCCTAATAGGACAATGGCCGACTATGGTTCCCTCAGCGGGGAACTTGCTACACTCGACTTGAGTGAAGCTTCCGATCGTGTCTCGAATCAGCATGTACTGGATCTTTTTGCCGGACATCCTCTTTTGTCTGAGGCTGTCCAAGCGACTCGATCTAGAAAGGCTGATGTACCTGGGCATGGCGTTATACGCTTGTCCAAGTTCGCATCTATGGGTTCAGCTCTCTGCTTCCCTATTGAGGCCATGGTCTTCTTGACCGTGATCTTTCTGGGGATAGAAAGGGAACTCAGTGTTCCGCTTTCTTGCGAAGGGGATATCATTCCCTTTTGCAAGCAGGTGCGTGTCTTTGGAGACGATTTGATCGTTCCCAGAGACTATGTGCTGTCCGTCGTTGATGAACTCCATGCTTTTGGGCACAGAGTTAACATCAGCAAGTCTTACTGGACTGGAAAGTTCAGGGAGTCTTGCGGACGTGAGTATTACGATGGCCATGACGTATCAATAGTCAAGGTTAGGCGTATACTCCCGACACGGCGGCAGGATGCAACTGGTGTCATTTCAGCAGTTTCTCTCAGAAACCAGCTCTATTGGGCTGGTCTCTGGAAGTCTGCTGATTGGATGGATGGCTACATCGGAAGACTTCTCAAGGTCTTTCCGAATGTGGC